CTATACATATAACTCACTCAATATTTCAACCCATTGTAGATAAGTTTATAAGTATGGCTGGTGATGATTATTATGTAATAGATTTTTGGGCTAACAAATATAAAAACAAAGGTTTTGTAAAACCACACAACCATTACCCTAACGGACCTGACATATTTTTTAATGAGAAAGCAGAAGAAATGAAACTTAAAACGGGAGTGTATTATTTTAAAAAAGAATCTGGTAATTTAGTTATAGAAGAAAAACCCATAGCAGTAAAAGAAGATGATTTTATTGTCTTTGATAGTAAATTAAATCATTGGTCTGAGCCTAACGATGCTGAAAAAAGAATTGTATTTTCTATCAACATGGGTTATAAAGTTAAAATAGATTGGAATGAAAGTGGAAGAAAGTATAAATTTTTATGATGGGTTAATCACTGAAAAAAAACTTAATGATATAAATAAAGTATTGTTAAATAAAAATTTTCCTTGGTATTACAATCATCAAACTTCTGAAAATGATTATAATTTTAAAAATACTTTTGAACATTTTCAATTTGCTCATTGGTTTATTTTTAATAGTGAAATTAGTTCAACTTATATAAACGATTTTAAAAATGTGTTGGATAACGTTCCTATTAATTATGATTTAATTGTAAGAGCTAAAGCAAATTTTTTACCTCAAGTGCAAAACAATAGTTTTAATAATCCTCACAAAGATATTGTTAGAAAAGATAGGCAACATAAAATAGGTATTATTTATTTAAATGATGCTGATGGTGACACATTTATATTTAATCAGGAAAAAGAAATTATAAAAAGAGTAACACCCAAAGCAGGTAGGGTTTTGATTATGAGTGGAGATTTAATACACACTAGTTCTCATCCAAATAAAACAAAATACAGAATGATTTTAAATATTAATTTTTTAGTATGATGCAAAAACAAAAAGATATTTATGATAAAGATATTCTTATTAATAATAAAAATGAACAAGTAATGATGGCTTGGGAAAAACCATACATGGAAAAATGTATAGATGTATTACAACCACACGGAGACGTTTTAGAAATAGGATATGGTTTAGGTTATTCTGCTAATCAAATAAGAAAACATTCTATAAAAAGTCATACTATTATTGAATGTGATGACACCATATATCAAGATTTAATTAGATGGGCTGACGACAAAACAATACCTGTTAAAGGTTATTGGCAAAAAGAATTATCTAAATTAGGAAAATTTGATTGTATATTTTTTGATGACTTTGCATTACCAAACACAGACCCCAAAAAGGATTATAGAGTATTTGACTTTTATTATGAAATTGCTAAAAATCATATAAAAGAAAATACCAGGTTTGTTTTTTATTGTGATACCGAATTGTATTGGCCTGCAAATCCTTGGATAAAGTATGAATGTATGAAGTATAGTATAGATATTCCCGCTAATTGTAACTACCCACATTTAACAAATATGTACATCCCTTTAATTATTTTTAAAAAACCTAATTTAAATTTAAAAAAAATATACATAGGAATTGATATATGAATTTAAAAAATCAATATTGGGTTTTTGATAAAGCCATATCCGAAAGACATTGTGATCATATTATAAAGTATGGTAATCAACAACAAGACTCATTAGCGTTAACCGGTGGACTTTCGCAAAAAACAAATAAAGGAGAAAAATTAAACGACGACGAAATTAAAAATTTAAAAAAGAAAAGAGATTCAAGTGTTGTTTGGTTGGATGATAGATGGATTTATAGATTAATACATCCGTATATCCATACCGCAAATAAAAATGCTAATTGGAATTTTGAATGGGATTTTAGTGAAGCTTGTCAGTTTACAAAATATAAATTAAATCAGTATTATGACTGGCATTGTGATTCTTGGGAGAATGCTTATGGAGAAGAAGAGAAAAATAAAAACTATGTAGGAAAAATAAGAAAACTTTCTGTAACTTGTCAATTGACTGATGAATCAAAGTATGTTGGAGGCGAATTAGAGTTTCAATTTAGGAATAAAGATGACCCAACATTGACTGTTGAAGCTACTGAGGCTAAAAGAAAAGGAACCATAATAGTGTTTCCATCACATGTTTGGCACAGAGTCAAACCAGTAACTTCAGGAAATAGATATTCTTTGGTAATATGGAGTTTAGGTAAACCTTTTATATAATATGTCATTTAAAGAAAATAAATACACCGTAATTAAAAATGCAATTAGCACAGAATTGGCTGAGTATGTATATGAATGTTTTTTAATGCAACGTAGAGTTGCTAGAACATTTTTTGATACAAAATATATATCACCTTTTTCTACAGAATTTGGTGTTTGGAATGACCACCAAGTATTAGAAACTTATTCTTTTTATGGAAACCCAATTATGGAAGTTTTATTAGAAAGACTTAAACCTTTGATGCAAAAAGAAACAGGATTAACTTTGTGTGAAACTTACTCTTATTGTAGGCTTTATAAAAAAGGTGATGTTCTTAAAAGACACAAAGACAGGATGTCTTGTGAGATATCTACAACTTTAAATTTAGGTGGAGATCCTTGGCCTATATTTTTAGAACCATCTGGTAAAGTAGAACAACCAGGTGTTAAGGTAGATCTAAAACCTGGCGATATGTTGGTATATAAAGGAATAGAATTAGAACATTGGAGAGAACCTTTTACTGGAGAAAATTGTGGTCAAGTGTTTTTACATTATAATAATGTTGATACTCAAGGTTTAGATAATAAATTAGATAGTAGACCACACCTAGGACTACCTTCAGAATTTAAAACTAAATAATGAAACATTTTTATGAAGACATACAAGGTTGGTTTGATTTTCAAAAATTATATAAAGAAATGGTTTCTCTTCACGATAATGCAAAATTTGTTGAGGTTGGTGTTTGGAGAGGTAAGTCTACATGTTATTTAGCTACTGAAATTGTAAATCAAAATAAAAACATATCTTTAGACACTGTTGATAATTACCCTTACCTAACTGAACAATACGCTTACAACAAAGATGTTCCTAAACAGTTTAAAAAAAATATAGAACCATTTAAATTTATTAATCCTATCTATAAAGATAGTTTAGAGTCTTCTAATTTATATGAGGATGAGTCGATTGATTTTATATTTTTTGATAGTGAACATACTGAAATATATGCAACAAAAGAAATAAAGGCGTGGTATCCTAAAGTTAAAATAGGTGGATACATGGGTGGTCACGACTATGTTTGTTTTCCGTGTCCTGAAATTGCTTATATCATAGGTGTAGGAAGTGCCGTAAATAAATTATTTAATGACAATTTTAAATTATATCCTGGACAAAGAGATAATAATGGTAGAATATACGGACCATCATGGCTTCATAAAAAACTAGAAAAGTCATTATTTTAAATATATAAAGGACCATTATGCTACAAAAATTAGGGTTCTTACCAGGTTTCAACAAACAAGTTACCTCTACCGGAGCTGAATCACAATGGACGGGTGGAGAAAATGTACGTTTTAGATATGGTACTCCAGAAAAAATAGGTGGTTGGTCTCAATTAGGAGACAGTAAATTAACTGGTGCAGTCAGAGGTTTGCATCACATGGTTAATAAAGAAGGTATTAAATATGCTGTTATTGGAACTAATAGAATTTTATACGCATACTCAGGAGAAGTTTTCTACGATATACATCCTCTAGTTAATCCATCCGGTACAGCAATTACCAGTGCATTTAGTACGACTAACGGATCACCAACTGTAACTATTACGTTTGGAAGTTCACACACTTTTCAAGAAGGAGATATAATTTTATTTGGTGATGCAACTACTTTTAGTGCTATTACTAACTCTAATTTTGGAGCAGTAGATTTTGCTAATAAAAAATTTATGGTAACCAGTGTACCAAGTTCAACAAGTATAACTATTACAATGCCTTCTAATGAAACAGGGTCTGGTGCTACTACTTCTGGAAGTATTACTTTTTTTCAATATTATCACGTAGGTCCAGCAGAACAAGTTGGAGTTTTTGGATGGGGTATATCTCAATATGGTGGAACATCAACAGCTCCTCAAACAACTACATTAAATGGATCACTATCTGCTAACTCAGCGGGAACAGGTGGGACTGGAACTAGTATTGTTTTAACATCTGTATTAAATTTTCCAACAACTGGAACTAATTTTATACAAGTAGGTACCGAAGAAATTTCTTATACGGGAGTAGATACAGGAACAAATACTTTAACTGGAATAACTAGAAATGTTAGAGGAACAACGAATGCTTCTCACAGCACAGGAGCTACAGTTACAAATTATAGTGATTTTTCTGGTTGGGGTCAATCATCAGCTGATACAGATACTGTTGCCGAACCCGGTCTATGGGCCTTGGACAATTTAGGTAGTACATTGATTGCTTTAATTTTTAATGGTGAATGTTTTGAATGGAATGCTGATCTAACTAACGCTACAGGGACCAGGGCTACAATTATTACGGGTGCACCAACAGCGTCACGTGATATGTTAGTGTCAACTCCTGACCGTCACTTAGTATTTTTTGGAACAGAAACAACTATAGGTGACAAGACTACACAAGATGATATGTTTATAAGATTTTCTTCTCAAGAAAATATAAATGAGTATACACCTACAGCTGAGAATAGTGCTGGTACACAAAGACTGGCCGCTGGATCACGGATCATGGGTGCCAAACTTGGTAGAAATGCAATATATATTTGGTCGGACACTTCTTTATTTACTATGAGATTTGTTGGAACTCCTTTTACATTTGCTTATGAACAAGTTGGGACTAACTGTGGGTTAATAGGTAAGAATGCAGCTGTCGAAGTTGATGGTGCAGCGTACTGGATGTCTGATAATGGTTTCTTTAGATATACTGGTAAACTAGAATCTATGGATTGCTTGGTTGAAGATTATGTTTATGATGATCTTAACACAACATCTAATCAATTTATTTATTGTGGTATAAATAACTTGTTTGGTGAGATTACATGGTTTTACCCTACAGCAAATTCAAACGTTAATACTAGATCAGTTACCTATAGTTATTTAGATTCAACATCTAAACGTCCTATATGGTTTACAAACGATAGTGCATTATTTACTAGAACAACGTGGCAAGATTCTGCAGTATTTGGTTTACCACATGCAACACAATATGATGCAGGGACGGATACATCTTTTGATGTTGAAGGTAATACGGACGGAATTAGTTATTACTATCAACATGAAACAGGAGTTAATCAAGTAAGATTAGGAGTGACTACAGCAATACCAGCAAACATTACTTCCGGTGATTATGATATTACACAAAAAGTTGTAAGAGGTGCCGCTACAAACATGGCTGATCTTAGAGGTGATGGTGAAAATATTATGAGAGTAAGTAGAATCATACCCGACTTTATATTACAACAAGGAAACGCTATTATACAATTAGATTTAAGAAATTATCCTAGTGATACAGCAGTTAGCTCATCATTAGGACCTTTTACAATTACATCATCTACAACAAAAGTAGATACACGTGCAAGAGCAAGAGCTATAGCTCTTACCATATCTAATACGGCAGTAGATACCAGTTGGAAGCTTGGGACATTTAGATTAGATATACATGCTGGAGGAAGAAGATAATGGCAAAGATAGTACAAACATTAACTAGAGCAAGTAATGAATACGAGCAAGACGTAGCACAGTCTTTGGTTAGAGATTTAGATGCGGTGTTGGAAAAACTTAACACTACGTTTCAAGAAGAATTAAAACAGGAGATAGAAGCTAGAAGTTTCTTTTTAGATTAATGGCAGTAGTAA